CCGGAACTTATCGATCTATTTAATAAATAGTTCGAACTTAGAATAATCCATTCTCGATAAATGCAAGGACTAACCTCCTTGCATTTTTTTTGTTTACTTTTATTCCTACCTGTAGTAGAATCTTGTTCTAGTATAAATGGAATTACTCTATGATCTTCGACGAACAAATCGCCAGAAAGCCGGATCACTATCCGTGGACGTCAGAATTCATCGAAGCTATGCACAATGGCTTCTGGACCGATAAGGAATTCAATTTTCAATCTGACGTTCAAGATTTCAAGGTAAATCTAAATGATCAGGAAAGGGAAATGATTACGCGGTCTCTTTCTGCAATTGCTCAGATTGAAGTTGCCGTCAAAACGTTTTGGGCCAAGATCGGTGAAAATCTTCCCCATCCATCGATTGTCGATATGGGCTACGTGATGGCCAACGTTGAAGTTATTCATAACAATGCCTATGAGCGGCTCCTGAAGGTGCTCGACATGGAACACATCTTCGAAGAGAATTTGAAACTCGATATAATTCAGAATCGAGTAAAGTATCTTCGAAAGTATTTGAAGAAGCATTACAAAGATGCCAGGAAGCAATACGTATACTCTCTAGTTCTTTTTACCCTCTACGTTGAAAACGTGTCGCTCTTCTCTCAGTTCTACACGATCAATTACTTCAATCGCTTTCGTAACATGTTCAAGGACACCTCTCAGCAGGTGGCATATACATCTCGCGAAGAACTCATTCACGCGATGGCTGGAATGAAACTAATCAACGTGATTCGCGAAGAACATCCTGAACTCTTCGACGAGGAACTTACGGAACGCATTCGCTCGGAATGCATCGAAGCCTATGAAGCCGAAGCGAAGATCGTCGACTGGTCGGTAAATGGATATCAATCGAAAAATTTAACCTCTGGCATTGTAAAGAATTTTATCAAGAACCGTCTGAATGATTCCTTGATTCAAATTGGCATTAAGCCGGTTTTTGACGATATAGATATATCATCCATTGAGAAGACAACTTGGTTTTCAGAAGATGTCCTCGGCAATACGGCCACCGATTTCTTTTCCCGGCGGCCAATTGAATATTCGAAAAATGACAAGTCATATGGAGAAGAAGACTTATTTGATTAAATTGCGATGAATAAAAAAACCTTTGAATGGTTAAATGATGATGCGCGGCTTTTCCTTGAACGTGGATACCTTCGAGAAGGCATAACTCCCGAAGAACGAATTGGTGAAATTGCCATGGCGGCCGAAAAGATTCTGCAGATACCGGGCTTTGGCGCCAAATTCGAAGACTACATGTCTCGAGGATTCTATTCGCTTTCCTCTCCTATCTGGGCAAATTTTGGCCTAGAACGAGGATTGCCAATATCATGCTTTGGTTCCTACATCGATGATACGATGGAATCGATTCTGGCTAAGCTTCCCGAGGTTGGAATGATGACCAAGATGGGAGGTGGCACGTCGGCTTATTTTGGAGCTCTTCGAGAGCGAGGAGGGAAAATTAAGTCTGGTGGAAAATCGAATGGTCCAATTCACTTCATGGAACTCTTCGAAACTCTGACCAATGTCGTATCACAGTCAAATGTTCGAAGAGGTTCCTTTGCCGCTTACCTTCCCATTGAACATCCGGACATTCTCGAATTCCTTCAGATTCGAGATGATGGAAATCCTATTCAACATCTTTCGATGGGGGTTACAATTACCGACAAGTGGATGAAATCCATGATTGGAGGAGATAAAGAGAAGCGCAAGGTCTGGGGGAAAATCATTCAGAAACGTTTCGAAAGTGGATATCCTTACCTCTTCTTTACCGATACGGTCAATCGAGGAGCTCCGGAGGTGTATAAGAAGAATGGAAAGTCTATCCATGCGTCCAATCTTTGCAGCGAGATCGCCCTCTCCTCAGCTCCGGACGAATCCTTCGTATGTAATCTATCCTCCATGAATCTGCTCACCTATGAGAACTGGGTGAATACTGACGCTGTTGAAATACTAGTCATGTTTCTCGATGCTGTCATGACGGAGTTTATCGATAAGACGGAACATATTCCTTTCATGACTCCGGCTCGCAATTTCGCCATCAATCAAAGAGCCATTGGAATTGGTGTCCTAGGGTGGCATTCATTCCTTCAATCGAAAATGATACCCTTCGAATCGATGGAAGCTAAGTTGCTTAATACAACTATCCATTCAAACATTTCGAAGAAGGCTCTGGAAGCTTCGAAAAAACTGGCCGTGATGTTCGGTGAACCACCTCTGCTCAAGGGAATTGGAAGGAGGAATGTGACATTGATGGCCATTGCACCGACAACTTCTTCTTCCTTCATCCTTGGCCAGGTTTCCCCGTCCGTCGAACCTCTCAATTCAAATTACTTCGTCAAAGATCTGGCCAAGGGTAAATTTACATTCAAGAATCCATTTCTAATGGACGTCCTCGAGAAATACGAGAGGAATGATAGAGAAACGTGGTCTTCTATCCTAACCAAGGGAGGCTCAGTTCAGCATCTCAAATTCCTATCGATCGAGGAAAAAGCCGTGTTCAAGACCTTCGGTGAGATCTCCCAGAGGGAAATCGTAATTCAGGCCATCGGAAGACAGAAGTACATCGATCAATCACAATCAATCAATCTTATGATTCATCCAAAAATGCCAGTGAAAGACGTAAATCAGCTTCTAATTTTTGCTTGGGAACAGGGGATCAAGACATTATATTATCAGAGAGGCACAAATCCATCGACGGAACTTTCCAGGAATCTCCTGACATGTGCATCCTGTGAGGCCTAAAAAACTATGAAAGCTTCTTTCTATTGTTCGGGTTGCAATATTTCATATCGCATTAGATGGACAGAAATTTCCCAGACTCGGGAATATGATCCTCAGGAAGATTTTGAAAACGATATCGATGAGGATGAACATTTTCCAAATCTCTGTCCATTCTGTGGATCTACGGCCGATGAAGATTCTGGAGAGTGATAAGTATATGCATGATTCAATGGATATATCAAGGCAAAGAGTTTTTCCTTCCATCCGATGCAGATCCTAAAAATATTCAAGGATTTGTTTACATCATTACTAATAAAATCTCTGGAAAGAAATATGTTGGAAAGAAAAGCTTTTGGTCATCGAAATGCAAGCAAGTTAAGGGAAAGAGAAAAAAGTTTAAAGTTGAATCGAATTGGAAGGAATATTGCGGCTCATCGGATGCTGTACAGAAAGATGTTGATATCTATGGTGCCGATGCATTTTCAAGGGAAATTCTTCACGTCTGTGCAATGAAAGCTCATTGTTCATATTGGGAAACATATGAAATCTTCTCTCGTCATTGTCTCTTGAAGCCTTCAGAATTCTACAACGAATGGGTGTCGGCTCGAGTTCGAAGAGCACATCTGGCAGCTCTTCATGCAAGTGCTTGATATTCAACGTTGAAATACTTTCACTATTTTATTTACATCCTCAAAATTCTTGGTATACTAGTCTCATGATCGAGAACGACAATAAATCGAAGCGGCGGCTGGAAATTGGACAGATGCTTAAAATCGACGACTTCGGCCTTTGCACGGTAGCTGGCATTTTCAAAGAAATGATACTTTCAAACTATTATTACGCGAGAACTAAATTGGGCGATCGGATCGTAATTTGTTGGAATCCGATGATGGGAACGTGGATTCAATTTTCGAAACACTGAAAAAGACATAAAAAACAAATGAAAAATCTAATATCTATAATCGCCGGCGCAATTGTGTGTTCGGGATGTGTGGGCAGCTACGGCTTCATTGAAACGAGCTCGGTTTATACCTATCCGACATCTCAAATTTGGTATGCTCCGTCGCCCGTATACATATATCAATCGCCGGTATTTCGTAGGTGCGAGCCCCATCGATTCTATCGTCACTAATTTCTACAGCTTTATATTATGAAAAAAATCCCAAAAACCTTGAAGAAAAAATCTGAGAAGCGCCTGAGAGAAACGTCGACATATGTTCCCGATGTTATCGATGCCGGCGATGTTGTTTCAGTCTATTCTGGTCGCAATGGCAATTGTTGCTGTGGATGCTCGGGACAACATACATATTCCTCGAAATTTCGCTCGCGTGCCGAGAAGCAGCTGGCGTGGAACGATAATCGAATAAGCGACCTGACTGTTAAGCGCATCGTCGGTAAGATTAACACATCATGCAGATCTGAATCCCGGACAACTTCTCTATGCGCGGAGTATATGACGGCCGTGATAGGCAAGCGTCTCTACATCGCTTATTTCAAATAATTTGAAGAATAGACATGGCTATTTTAATTAAAGACCTTCATTCTCCAAAGCGCCGCTTAGTCATCGATATCGATGGGCCAAGTGGAAATGCATATGCTCTCTTGGGATACGCTAAAAATTTATCCTCTCAACTCAAGTTAAATTATTCAGATATCCAAAAAGAAATGACACTTTCAGATTATGAAAATTTGATTGAAGTCTTCGATAAGTATTTTGGCAAATATTGCGATCTAGAACGCTCATCTGCCAAGCATCAAGCACTCTGTTAGAAAACCATAAATTCAATTATGCCATCACACACATCTGGAAATCCTGCACCACAAGAACCACGTAAACCTATTTCGGTCATGACACTCGTTCCATCGGGCGATTATGTTCATTCGCAATTCGCCTACTACCTAGCGATGGGGTCGGCATCATTGGTTGCCAATGGTATCGGCGTTGCTTCAACGTTTGAAACATCTTCCGTCATTACAATCGCGCGGCGAAACTTAGTCGGACACTTTCTAAAATCAAATTGCGATTATGCATGGTGGATTGATTCGGACATGGCGTTTCCTCCAGATGCTTGTCTTCGTCTTCTAAATCGTGGCGTCCCACTTGTAGGTGCGAACTATCGAAAACGATATTTTCCAAATCCGCATTTTACGGCCATGAATGGAAAACCTGGCGAGACTGTCATATTTGAAACGACAGACGATTCTCCTCCCCTTGAAAAGGTCGATTGTCTTCCCCATGGCATGATGCTTGTCCATCGTTCCGTCTACGAGCGCCTTCCCTCTCCTCATTACATTTTCGAATATTCGGCTGATCATAATTCTGAAGTCGGCGAAGATTATTACTTCTGTGCCAAAGCCCGAGCTCATGGCATCGACGTGTGGTGCGATCATGATCTTTCGCGTCAAATCTCACATATCGGAATTTTCAACTACAATTACAATCTTTCACAGGCTGCCGAAGCAGTTAAGAACGGAATCGTTAAAGTTTAATAGATAAGATACAATATGAATGCAACTCAACAGAAACCCACTCTCGTATTTGAAATGCTCGATCGCGCGATGCGCGAACCTAACTATCAAAGTAGAAAAATCAAACTGGCTCAATTTAGATGTTTTGAATTGAACAGTATTCTTCAAATCAATTATCGACCCGATGCAAAATTGGAGCTCCCTGCAGGAATTCCTAAATTTCATCGGGATAATGGAGACCCCGACATGTCGATGTCCCGGACTCGAAATATAATTCCAGAACTTTTGGAGCTGGATGTGCGAAATAAGAAAATCACGCCATCCGAAAAAAATCAGCGTTTCATAGGCATTTTAGAATCGCTTAACGAGCGTGAAGCTGAGGTTCTAATCCTAGCTAAAGATCGTAAGCTGCAGGAAAAGTGGCCTGCTCTCAATCTTTCGATGGTACGTGAAGCTATTCCAGGCATTGTATAACGATGAACAATTCTCCTCTCAAATTGAATTCGATATGGAAATACATGGGGCAAGCTCCTATTGAAGCTCGTGGTCGAAAATTTGTGCTCATCGACATCTGTGCACAACCAGACGAGCTCGTTGCATCGACTGCAATCAATGTCTTTTCTCAAGTCGATGATTCATTCTCATGGCTTTCGTCGAAAGAAGAATTTCTTCAAAATTTTAAAATGGTCTAGGAGCGATAGAACAATATTATGACATACAACTATAAATGCGGCGCGTGTAATAAATCATTTGATTTGGATGTGATTATTGTGCAACGCGATATGGCAAAGCAAAAACCGTGCCCTCTTTGCAATGCAAGTGGAAAAATTGAACGCATAATTCAATCTCCTGCAATTTCCTTCGAAGGCTCTAAGACAACCATTCGGCGTGCTGGAAGTGGCTGGAATGATGTCCTCAAGAAAATCGATCGGTATGCTGGAAAGAATTCTACGGTCGATCATTACTAATTGAAATCGTGAGCTTTAAATCTAATCTCTTTCAATTTGAGAGGAAAAAAACATTTAAGCACGTTCCCCTTAATCTCGGATATGATGATCTGGAAACTCTTGAAGTAGGCGGTCGAAGACAGTACGTCATTCCAACCACTGGTTTGAAATTTCAAACCTTTCCATCTATCACGACAGTCTTGGGTCATCGCAAAAAACCTGGCCTTGAAGCTTGGAAGAAATTCGTTGGAGAGACCGAAGCCAAGAGAATTTCTACAATTGCATGTAATAGAGGTGAATCTCTCCATTCAATCGTTCAACGATACATAGAAAACGAGAATGTTATTTTCGAGAATACTGACATGCCAGATTCGATCGCAATGTTTGGAGCGCTCGAAGAAACGTTGAATCTCCACGTCGATCAAATTCGCATGCAGGAAAAACCGCTATTCTCAGAACATCTGAGAGTTGCCGGCCGCGTGGATTTAATTGCCGAATATGATGGCAAGCTTGCAATCATCGATTTTAAAACATCTGCGCGTGTAAAGACGGCTAAAGATATCGAAGATTATTACATTCAGGAATGTGCATATGCAATTATGTTCGAAGAGAGAACACAAATTCCAATCACTAAGCTCGTGACACTCATGACGGTTGTAGGCCAGAAAAAACCACTAATTTTTATTGAAGACAGAGATCGTTGGGTTCCATCACTTTTAGCAATCATTGAAGACTATGAAAAAACAATCCAATTCTAATTTTGAAATTGACATAGCTGATATTCTTTCAAACAAAAGGACAGTCAAATCTGATTTGGTGTTCGACGATCATAATCGTGGCCGCATTATTCACTTCTACATTTGTGATGAAATCGAACGATCTGAAAAATATGCCACGTGGTTTGACACGATTCGAAATTGCACTGCAAATGACATCATTCATTTTCACTTCAATTCCATGGGAGGTGATCTTTTTACGGCTATTCAATTTCTTCAAGCTTTTTCGGAATGTGAAGGCACGATTGTCGGATCTGTGGAAGGCGCATGTTTTTCTGCTGCAACGTTGATTTTTCTGGCATGTGATATGTACAAGCTTTCCCCTTATGCATCTCTGATGATTCACAACTATTCTGGTGGCACATTTGGAAAGGGTGGCGAAATGATGGACCAGCTCACCTTTGAATCGAAATGGGCTGAAACACTTTTCAAAGATGCCTATCGCGATTTCCTCTCCTCCGAAGAAATCACATCTATCCTCAAAGGACAGGATCTTTGGATGTCGGCCGATCAGTGCCTGGCACGCCTCGATAATCGTCAATCGATTCGAGATCGAAAATCGGCGCGAGCTGAAGATGCTATTTGCATCTAATCGTCGAAGGTTGCTGATTTGCATACACTTGCGTGCAAGTGCCTGATATTCAACGGCGAAATACTTTCACTTTTTTATTTACATTGACATGTTTCATGGTATTATTATACCAGAATGAAACAAAAACAAAATTCAACGGTCGCGGTGAAAGTGGAACATTACGAAGTAGGTTCAGTTGACGGGAAAAAGTTCGGACGCACTTGGGGGAAGGGACTCCTCGAGATTCTATACTTCGAGAACGAGGTTCGTCTCAAGCTGATGCATTCTGACATCGAGACTCCGATTTCCGACGTGATGGTTCCAATGGACGCTTTCAAAGCAGGCTATGCGCTCCTGATACAAACCTGCACCAAAGTGGCACAATGGGACCGGGATCTGACTTCAGGTTCACTCGTTCGGACGGCCAATCTTGGCGTTGCTATTTAACATTAGATTTCGAGCTCATGCAAGTCGTTGTGGCCCTAGAAAACATTCTTGTGTCAATTTGCTAGGCACTGCTGTATAATTATTCCAGAATGAAACAAAAACAAAATTCAACGGTCGCGGTGAAAGTGGAACCCAACTTCGCCGTGCCGCCGGGCGAGACGCTGGCCGAAACTCTCGAAACCCTCAGCATGACGCAGGCGGGACTTGCCGAGCGCATGGGTCGCCCGCTGAAGACCATCAATGAAATCGTCGCCGGCAAGGCGACGATTACGCCCGATACCGCCCTGCAACTGGAAAAGGTGCTGGGCGTCCCTGCCTCATTCTGGACGAACCACGAACGCATCTACCGCGACACCTTGGCCCGTCGTCGCGAAACCGACGTTGCCATTTAACTTCAAACAACAAACACCATCTATGAATAAATTTTTGCAATATATCAAATTTCTAATTGAAACTGGCTTTGCGTGTCCGAGTGGATTTGAAGACGACAGCAAATTCAACTATCGGCATCCTAAAGAGCTCATTGAGCTCGACGAACACAGAATAATTTCAAAGGAAAGCGTAGCCAATGAAAAGAGCACGCCGGTGTGAGTTCGCTATGAACTAAACACTATTGAAAAACACGGAATACAAATATGAAAACAACACAACATGCTAAGCCTGTGACCGTAAAGCCGGCAAAAAACGTAACCTCGACAACCTCGACTTCAACGTTGCGACCTCTCGAGAAAATTTCGTCTCGAATTCCTTCGATGAATGAAGCGAAAGTTTTGCTCTGGCTCGCGAAAACTGCGAAGACAATCGTCAATCATTATGATAGCACTGCGAAGCAGAGGAAGTGCACGGAAAGCTATTGGGCGGGTCTTCACAAGCGATATGCGCTCTTGAGCCAACGCGCGGTGGATTTGACGGTGTGGGAATCTTATTGCCAATCCAATTCTAAAGCTCCAGATCATAGCAGCAAAGATTTGATCGCTTAAGAGCATTCATTTTTGCACATCACTTTCTTTCACGTGAAAGATAAACGGTAAAACAAACAGGATAGTAAACAAACAGGATAGTAAAACACATATTATGAACAGCAACATTAACACGGGCAATCAGAATGACGAAATCGAATTCAATGGCGTCAAATACACGCGTAAGGATTTGATTCCCGCGAATTCGCAAGACGGTGACATCAAGATCGTCGTCCTCCAGCGTGGTTGGGTCTACGTCGGTAATTTCTACCGAGGTGACGGTACCGACTGCAAGCTCACGAACGCTTCGAACATCCGCGTATGGGGAACTACCAAGGGACTTCCGGAACTTGTGAACGGTCCGACTAAGACCACGGTTCTCGATAAGTGCGATGGCGTGGTGGAGTTCGACTGGCTCACGGTGGTTCATACCATCACTTGCAATTCCAGCAAGTGGGTCGGTAAGTTGTAAGCCACATGGTTTCGAGTAGGGGAGGTGCGCCTCCCCTACTTGCCGCACGGGAGTTTTTATTAACTCAAGATATCGACATTAAAATGAAAATCGCAATCAACTTCGAAGATTCTCAGAACTCTCATGGCTCTGGCTTTGGCTTTGGCTCTGACTCTGGCAATGGCGATGGCTTTGGCGATGGCTCTGGCTCTGGCTATTGCTATGGCTCTGGCTATGGCGATGGCGATGGCTATGGCTGTGGCTCTGGCTATGGCGATGGCTCTGGCTATGGCGATGGCTATAGCTGCGCTGGCGATGGCGATGGCGATGGCTTTGGCTCTGGCGATGGCTTTGGCTCTGGAGTAGGTTATTGAATCATGAAAATTGCAATCAACTTTGAAGATTCTCAGAACTCTCATGGCACTGCCTATGGCTCTGGCTATGGCACTGGCTATGGCTATGGCGATGGCTCTGGCTATGGCACTGCCTATGGCTCTGGCTATGGCACTGGCTATGGCTATGGCGATGGCTCTGGCTATGGCGATGGCTCTAGCTTTGGCGATGGCTCTAGCTCTGGCTATGGCTGTGGCTATGCCTATGGCTCTGGCTCTGGCGATGGCTCTGGCTCTGGAGTAGGTTATTGAATCATGAAAATCGCAATCAACTTTGAAGAATCTCAGAACTCTTATGGCTCTGGCGAAGGCTATGGCTGTGGCTCTGGCTATGGTTATGGCGATGGCTATGGCGATGGCTCTGGCTATGGCGATGGCTCTAGCTTTGGCGATGGCTCTAGCTCTGGCTATGGCTGTGGCTATGCCTATGGCTCTGGCTCTGGCGATGGCTCTGGCACCGGGCAAGGATATTGAATTATGAAAAGATTTAACATTAAAATTAGCAAAGAAGGATTACAAACGATTCAGAATGCACTCGAGTGCTATTCGCGTTTGGGAATCAATCAGTTTGGCTATTGTCTTGAGCACAATCCTAAATTTGCCACACTGACATATGATGATCGCAATGAGATTGAAAAATATCTCAGAGACAAAATCGATAACCGATCGATGGGAATCCATCATCCGGAGGTGGCAAAATTTCATGAAGCTTTTCAAATAAGAAAAGAAATTCAATTGCATGTTGCGATCGATGATAATCCAATCATGGAAGATTTCACTAACGTGTATGATGGAGCACTATCTGATAATGCGGCAAACATTCCCGCATTTTATGATGACGGCGGCAAACGGTTGCGGCACGAATTTCAGATTCCCATTGCTCCAAAACATCGTAAGAAGCTTAAGGGCTTTGTGACGAAAAAAGAGTATGAAAAAATGTGGAAATATGTTGGTAAGTATATCAATCTAGTGCCGATTCGCGGTTCAACATCTAGAATTTCCGAAGATTTTATGGCCGTGATTATTTCAAAACCATATAAACTTAAGATAGCTTAAAATGATGCATAGAGAAATAAAATTTAGAGTCTTTCGCCCAACTAGAATCCCCGTCAACTTCGAAGATTCTCAGAACTCTCGCGGCTCTGGCAATGGCTCTGGCGATGGCGATGGCTATAGCTGTGGCGATGGCGCCGGCGATGGCTTTGGCTGTGGCTGCGGCTATGGCTATGGCTATGGCGATGGCGATGGCTGCGGCTATGGCTATGGCGATGGCGATGGCTATGGCGATGGCTCTGGCTATGGCTTTTGCTTTGGCTCTGGCGACGGCTATGGCTATGGCGATGACACTGGAGTAGGTTATTGAATTATGAAAATTGCAATCAACTTCGAAGATTCTCAGAACTCTCATGGTTTAAGCCATGGCTGTGGCGATGGCTCTAGCGATGGCGATGGCTATGGCTACGGCTCTGGTTCTGGCTCTGGCGATGGCTATGGCGATGGCTATGGCCGTGGGTATGGCTATGGCGATGGCTATGGCTACGGCTCTGGCTTTGGCCGTGGCTATGGCGATGGCTATGGCTACGGCTCTGGCTTTGGCCGTGGCTATGGAGTAGGTTATTGAATTATGAAAATTGCAATCAACTTCGAAGATTCTCAGAACTCTCATGGTTTAAGCCATGGCTGTGGCGATGGCTCTAGCGATGGCTCTGGCTCTGGCGATGGCTATTGCTATGGCTCTGGCTATGGTTATGGCGATGGCTATGGCGATGCCCTTGGCGATGGCTCTGGCGATAGCTATGGTTATAGTTATGGCTCTGGCGATGGCGATGGCGATGGCGATGGCTCTGGCACTGGAGTAGGTTATTGAATCATGAAAATCACAATCAACTTTGAAGATTCTCAGAACTCTTATGGCAATGGCTCTTATGGCTATGGCTCTGGCGATGGCTATGGCGAAGACTATGGCTGTGGCTCTGGCTATGGCGATGGCTCTGGCTCTGGCTGTGGCTCTGGCTATGGCTATGGCTCCGGCAATGCCTATGGCGAAGGCTATGGCTATGGCTCTGGCTCTGGCTCTGGCTGTGG